CTTCAATTACTACTACTTACGCAGGCGAGTTCGCAGGTAAGTACATCGCAGCAGCATTATTGTCTGCACCAACCTTAGACAAAGGCGGTATCACTATCATGCCTAACGTCAAATATAAGCAGGTAATTAAGCGTGTCAGCACAGATGACATCATCAAGAACGCAAGCTGCGACTATGACCCTACAAGTACTATCACCTTGACAGAGAGGATATTACAGCCCGAGAGCTTCCAAGTAAATTTGACTTTGTGCAAGTCAGATTTTCGCAGCGACTGGGATGCGATTCAAATGGGTTACTCTGCATTTGACGTTCTTCCTAAATCTTTCGCTGACTTCTTAATCGCACACGCTGCTGAGAAAGTTGCTGCAGGTATGGAAACTTCAATTTGGCAAGGTGTTAACGCAACTGCAGGTCAGTTTGCAGGTATTATGACTCAATTGACTACTGATGCTTCTTTGCCATCTGCACAAGAAGTAGCTGGAACTACGGTAACTGCGGCTAACTGCATTACAGAGCTTGGAAAAATTATCGACGCTTGTCCTGCTGCCCTTTACGGAAAAGAAGATTTGACACTTTACGTTTCTTCTAACATCTATCGTGCTTATGTTCGTGCATTGGGTGGCTTCGCTGCTTCAGGTGTAGGTGCTAATGGTTACGACAACAAAGGAACAAACCAATCTTTGGGTGATGTTTACTTTGATGGTGTTCGTGTATTTATGGCTAACGGTCTTGCTAACAACACAGCATTGCTTGCACAAAAATCTAACCTTTACTTCGCAACTGGTCTTTTGAATGACATGAACGAAGTTAAAGTTTTGGATATGGGTGACCTTGATGGTTCGCAAAACGTTCGTGTAATCATGCGCTTTACTGCTGATGCTAAATACGGCTTTGCTTCTGACGTTGTTACTTACGGTATCACAAACTCTGCTAACTAATCTTAGCTTAACTTAAACTATAGGGGAGGGCAAGTCCCTCCCTTTTTTATAACATTAAAAATCTAAAAATATGTCGTGTGAAATCGCCAATGGTAGACTCGAAGTATGCAAAGACAGTGTAGCAGGAATTGATGCTATTTATTTTGTAAACTTTGGAGACTATGACCCAAGTGTCGACGTAACTTATGTTACAGGTACTGACACAATTGATACAATCGCTAACGTTACATCATTGTACAAATACGAACTCAAAGGAACAAACTCTTTTGACCAAGTATACAACTCATCTCGTGAGAACGGAACTACATTTGCTGAGCAGACGTTGACCGTTACCCTTAAAAAACAAGATGCTACAACTCACAAAAACGTTAAGTTGATGGCTTACGGACGTCCTCACATCGTAGTTAAAAACCGCAACAACCAATTCTTCCTTGCAGGTCTTGAATACGGAATGGAAATCACTACTGCATCAGCGGTAAGTGGTACTGCGATGGGTGACCTTTCGGGTTACAATTTGACATTCGTAGGAACTGAGAAGCTCTACGCTAATCTACTTGACTGCTCAAACGAGGCAGGTCTTGCAGGTGGCGCAGGAGACGTTTTCGGTACTGCTACTATTGTTACTGTATAATTCGTTTTTTCATAGCGTGAAAGGGGAGGCTTCGGTCTCCCTTTTTTATTTGGAAACAAAACGTTTTATTTGACTTGTAGTAGTATGATAGTTTTAACTACATCTACATCAGCTCAGACGTTTTCATTCATTCCTCGTGATGTGTTTGATACAATGATTCTAACCGATGACCAAACAAACACACCAGTTACCGTAGCCATCACAAGCTCAACGCAAGGAGACTACATAAACACGATAACTGCATCCTTCACATTAAAAGAAGGACACTTCTACGACTTAGTTCTAAAACAAGGAACTGACATCGTCTATAAAGACAGAATTTTCTGTACTGACCAAAACATAGTCAACTTCTCGGTTAACTCAGGTGAGTACGTTTCAAATACAACCGCAAATACATACATCGTATATGAGTAACATACACGTTTTAAATCTATCTGCCTACACCGCTCCTACAATCGAAGAAAGTAAGAGAGATGCTTGGGTAAATTATGATGGTGCAGACGGAGGCAGTTACTATCAGTTTTTGATTGATAGATACACTAATTCTACCACGAACAACGCTATTATAAACAACATCTCACGACTTATCTACGGAAAAGGACTCTCGGCTACGGATGCTAACCGCAAGCCTAACGAGTATGCTCAAATGATGACCTTAATCTCTAAGGATTGTTTGCGTAAGATTGCTTTAGACAGAAAGTTGTTTGGTCAATTCTCTATCCAAGTACATTACAACGACAAGCACGACAAGATTCTGAAAGCTTATCATATTCCTGTTAATTTGATTCGTGCTGAAAAATGTAATAAAGACGGAGAGATAGAAGGCTACTACTACTCGGACGATTGGTCAGACGTAAAGAAATACGTCCCTAAGCGCTTCCCTGCATTTGGATTCGGTAAAGAGAAGGTAGAAATACTATTCTCTAAGCCTTATTCAGTAGGAATGAAGTATTATGCTTATCCTGACTATCAAGGTGCAGTACCTTACGCACTACTTGAAGAGGAAGTATCCGACTATCTAATCAACGAAGTACAAAACGGATTCTCAGGAACTAAAGTAGTCAACTTCAACAACGGAGTGCCTACATTAGAGCAGCAAGAAATCATCTCTGCGAAGGTTCTCGGCAAGTTGACTGGTAGTAAAGGTCAGAAAGTAATCGTAGCGTTCAACGACAATATGGATACTCGTACTACGGTTGAGGATATTCCACTAAATGACGCACCTGAACACTACACCTATTTAAGTGAAGAGTGTTTGCGCAAGATTATGCTTGGACACAACGTCACGTCACCACTTTTATTCGGGGTTGCCTCGTCTAACGGATTCTCGTCTAACGCTGATGAACTTGAAAACTCGTTTATTCTGTTCAACAATATGGTGATTAAGCCTTTCCAAGAGGAAATAATTGACGCCATTGACAAGTTGTTAGCCTTTAACAATATCTCGCTTAACCTATTCTTTAAGACTCTCAAACCGCTTGAGTTTGTAGACTTGGAAAACGCAGTTACTGAAGAGCAAGTTGCAGAGGAAACAGGAACTGAGCTATCGAAACACGAAGCTCTTGACAACGAAATCGCAGATGCACTTATTGACTTAGGAGAGATGCCTGACGAAAAGTGGATATTGATTGATGAGTTCGAGGTTGACCTTGAGCAAGAAGATGCTATAGATGCAGAAATTGAAATGGCAAGCAATCGCAAACCATCTCTTTTATCTAAAGTTTACAATTTTGTCAGCACAGGAACTGCTAACCCTAAAGCCAAGTCTGAACAAGATAAAGTTATTGACGGATTCAAATTCATCACTCGCTACGTTTATTCAGGTGACACATCTGCTAAATCTCGTGAGTTCTGCAAGAAGATGACTACTGCAAATAAGATTTATCGCAAAGAAGATATCGTTAGAATGGGCAATCAACCTGTAAATGCAGGATGGGGTGCTAATGGAGCTTCTACATACGACATTTTTAAGTTTAAAGGTGGAGGTAACTGTCATCACAAATGGTTGCGTAGAACTTATGTATCATTTGAGGAAGGTATGGGAATTGACCCTACCAGTCCAAACGCTAAAACTATCAGCACTAACAAAGCAGAAAAGGCAGGATATCGCGTTAGAAATCCGCAAGAAGTCTTTGTTCGTCCTGTTGATATGCCTTACAATGGCTTTTTACCTACTAACCCTATTTACGGCAAGAAATAATGGCAACGGCACTACTAATCACAAGAGACGATATAGTTCGTTTTACGGCAGTCAACGGCAATGTGGATACTGACAAGTTCATTCAGTTCGTTAAAATCGCCCAAGACATCCACATACAAACATACTTAGGCACTAAACTACTTGAGAAGATTCAAGCAGACATCATCGCAGGTACACTTGCAGGAAACTATGAGAGCCTTGTAGAGACGTATGTAAAGCCTATGCTGATACATTGGTCAATGGTTGAGTATTTACCTTTCGCAGCGTACACAATCGCTAACAAGGGCGTATATAAGCACTCTTCTGAGAACGCTGAAAACGTAGAGAAAAACGAAGTAGACTTCTTGTTAGAGAAAGAACGTCAAATTGCTCAGCACTACACGGAGCGTTTCATTAGTTATATGTCTTTCAACCAAGATTTATTCCCTGAGTATAATCAGAACGTTGACCAAGATATGTATCCTGACACTACTAACAATTACACTTCTTGGTTTATATGAAAAAGAACAGACCAAAGGGTTTGAAATATACCCCGAAAAACACGAATGTAGAGAAATTAAGAATCTATTTAAGCAAACAAGAAAATGGCAAATAGCATATATTGGGGGCAAGGTGCAAACCAAAACTTAATCGGATGGGGTCAGGGAGCTGCTAACAACTCTATCAGTTGGGGTTATTCTCACACTTATAGTTGGTCTCCTGAGACTGATTTATATGGTGTTGGTGGTGCTTTAACTGCTTCTTTTATCACTCGTGTTTTAGCAGACGGAGGCACGTTTGAAGCTCCTTCGTGCTTAGAAACAACCTTAACTAATTTATCACAAATATGAGCCTATTAGATACCGCCTCTTTAATCGTAACCCCGAATGCCTACAAAGAGGGCAAACTATATTCCGTTATTCCGTCCGATGGTTCAGGTGATTTATCGGTAACCCGAGCGACTACTGCAACGAGAGTGAACTCAGCTGGCTTGGTTGAGCTTGTGCCTTATAACATATTTGAATATAGTGAGCAGTTTGATAATGGCTATTGGAATAAATTAGGCTCTACTATTGGTGCAAATTCAGTAGTTGCGCCAAACGGAACAACAACTGCAGATAAAGTTATTGAGACGTCAACTACTGCCGACCACTATGTAACAAGAGCTTCGAATTTTACGCAAGGTTTAACCTATACTATTAGTGTATATGCTAAGGCGGGAGAAAGAAATTGGTTAGCTATAGGATTTAACAATGAAGCGCAAAGATTAGCTTGGTTTAATTTATCAACGGGTGTTGTTGGTACTGTTCTTTCAAGTGTTACTGCAACATCAATTGAGAGTATGGGTAATGGTTGGTATAGATGTTCAGCGACTATGACTGCTGCAACAAATTTGCCTTATCCATCAATAATGATTGCTCCATCTAATGGTGTTAAAAATTATTTAGGTAATGGAACAAGTGGTTTATATATTTGGGGCGCACAACTAAATGAAGGAGCGCTCAAAGCCTATCAAAAGACGGAAACACGCCTTAACATACCACGTTTAGACTACTCAAATGGTAGTTGCCCAAGTTTGTTAGTAGAGCCGCAGAGGACAAATTTGGCTTTGTATAGTGAGCAATTGGACAATGCATATTGGACAAAAGTAAACGCAACGCTATCCGCAAATAGTGTAGTATCTCCTAGCGGGGTTCAAAACGCAGACCAAGTAACATTCACTTCAGGTGGATTTGTGCGATTCAATCAAACTCCTATAACACCACTTACCGCCTACACAATTTCAGCGTGGGTTAAAAAACCTGCAACTGGTGGAGCAAATTCAATCCGAATCACAACAAATAACACATTAGCTTGGAACACGGGTATATCTCAAGAATATACTCTCACAACTGAATGGCAACGCATAGTTTTAAGTGGAAACATTATCTCAGCAGGCACAGGAGCTTATGTTATTATCGGTGGAGTAGATGCTACAGGTGCAACTGATACTGATGCTA